CTAAAACTTGAAAGTTTAATTTTATTTTACCTATGTCTGACATTGTGAATTATTAAGATGGCACTAATGTATCTACTTTGAATTCTAGTGCGGTTAAGTCCTCTTGTAGAGATTGCTTCTCTAATTCAAGAGCATCTATTTTTTCCATTAGGTCTGTGACCATTGCGGGAAGATTGAACCAAGTTACTTTTTCCATTTTAATTGTTATTTAATTGTTTTTAGATATTTTTTTAAATTTTTCTACTCCTCTAGAACCAAAGTAAGCTAAACATACAGTTATCAAAAGATTTTTTAATAGTTCTACCCACTCAGGGGCAACTATAAAAGTCTTTATAGAACTATCAAGCATTACAAATATGAACATGCAAGCCATTAAAAATGCTAGTACCAGCGGTCTTATATTTTTACTTAGCCAACTATCCGAAGTCATGTCGGCTTCCCATCTCTTTGTAACGTTAAGCATATCTTGCTTATCCATTTCAATTTCAGCCTGTAGCATTATTTTCTCACTTTCTGTGAGTTCTTCTGTTCCTGCTATTTTATCTGATAACTTTTTAAGTCCTTGTATCCCTGTAATACTTCCTGCTATGTCTAGTAATTCAGGTGCTACATTTTTACCTTGTTTTACCAACCAACGAAGTGAATCACCGACTCTTGTGCTTCCATTGCGTTCTTTATATGTTAGTTTATCGTCTGGCATTATATATCAAATAAATATACTTTTGGGTTTTTTGGATCATCACACACATCTAAATGTACCCACGTAATAGGTTTTCCTTTTAATTTGTGTTCTAATCTTATAGGGTGTGGTAGTTCTTCCTGTACAGACAAAAGCCAATTTCTATGTTCTTCGGCTGTTTCTCCCTCAACATCATAGTCTAAAGCCATAGCTAATACGTGACCACTTAACCAAGAGTCATCCCTAGTAGCCCTTTTTTGAACCATAGGTGTTGAAGTATCTCTTATGCCTCTTTCGTCAAAGATTCCGTTCCATAACCATGTGTTAACAGTTATAGACTTTCCTTTTTTTATTCTTACCCAAAGTATTGTTTGTAATAATCTTCTATCAAATCTAGATAAAAAGAAATTATCGCCAAAATGCTTGTATTTTTTGTAAGCCCCTGGACTAACTAATTCTCGTATATCAAAATACTCTAGTACACCTTTGTAAAGGTCTTCAGTACTTATATTTAATATTTGAGATTTAGTCATTTTTATCTTTTTTGTTAATATCGTATACTGCTTTTTTTAAATATGATTCTAGAAACTTTCTTAGACCTTTTAGTATGTCGGATATATAATCAGTGTTTTCTATATTTTCTTTTTTCCTAATACTTAATATATTTGTTATAGAGCTTATACCTTCGCTAATCACTAATATTCTGAGGATTAAGACTATTAACCATTTAAAGTCAAATCCTAAACCTAGTGCTACTAAAGCCAAAACCATTGGTATGGTAAGTATTGTAGCTTTTGAAATCAGTCCCCATAGTAATCTTTCAAAGGTAAATCTTAAGTCTTTTAAGTATACTGCTTTTATGGCCCCTAGTGCCGTATCTGCCATCATTAATATAGACAAAATTTTCACTATATCTAAATCTACATTTAAAAAAACAAACAGTAAGTAGATTGCTGTTTTTGTTTCCTGCCAATAGTCTCCTAAAAGATGTGCTTTATTGTACAAGTAGTTCTCAATTCTCATATAGACTATGTAGGATGTCAGGTTATTAAAAGAAAGGGGTTTTTACACCCCTTTGTTCATTTTTCAACTTTAGCTTGCGGATACTGTAGGAATTCCAGCCGCTGTAGCTACTGCGTTAAGTAACGCCTCTACTCCTGCTTGTTTTCCTGTTTCTACTGCAATTGTATAATTGAAAGCTTCTTCTAATTGTCCTGCAAATCCTTGTGAGAATGATTTAGGTTGCACTTTAAGTGTGTACACAATATATTGAGAACTTCCTTTTAGTACAGTCTCTTCGCCTAACGATAACTTAATGTATTCGTTTTGGTGTCCGTCAACATTTCTATGTCTAGAATACCCTTGAAAATAAGTAAAGTCTCTGTCTTCAAGTCCCCAAAGGTCTCCACCTAAATTTTCTAGGTCTTCTGCTCTTTGTAAAACTTTTACAGCAAATCTATCTCCTGAACCTTCTACGAAAGAAGAGAATACAGAACTTCTAAATCCACCTGCAACACTCACTCTTACAGAAGTGTCAATAAATGGCACACTGTCTCTAATAGATTCTCCTGGTACATTTACAGTTTCTTTTCCTTCAATTTTAATTCCCATCAAAGCTGTTTCACTGTAAGTTTTTGAACCTTTCTCCCAATCTGTAAATCCAAATCTTTTTGGAGCTTCAGTTTCAAAAGTATTTCTTAAGATAGGGTCACAGTCTTCACATACAATGTTTGAAGTAATTGTAGTTGAATATACTGTTTGGCATCCACCTGCTACGTTTGCAGACTCTACTTCTTTAACCACAATGGTTAAATCAGGAAAAGCTTCTTCTAGCTCTGTAAGTCTATCTCCCTCAGCATCTTCATCAGCTAATTGAATTATATACTCTTCACTAATTGCATTACACTCTTCCCCAGCAGTCCATGAAATATCTGTTCCTGTCTCTGGTGAAAAGTCTGCAGGAACCCCCGAAGCATCAATTGTAGGAAGTAATAGAGTATATACAGAAGTTTGTCCATCACGATCTGTTCTTTCTACTTTAGTTCCAAATTGCGCTTGTACCTCTGCTAGAGCATTTGAATCCCCTGCATCTTGTACACTCAAATTATAGAATGTGTGAGCAATAGGATCGGCTGGTGTAGATGGTGACTCACTGTTGATAACAGAAACATTTATAGCATCTGTAACAGGTATCATCTCTTTTAATACGTCTCTTCTTAGAGCTTCTACAGCCTTTTCTACAACCTCTTGGTTAGTTTGGTCTGCACTCTCTTTTTCAAAGTGTAGATTTAACGTGGTACATCCATACTCATAACCTAACACTTCAATGATACCTCCTTCTAACTTAATAGATAAGATTTCAGGTTCATTTACATTAAAAGTTAATGCTTTTGATTCGTTGATACCATCATAACCAATAAGAAACTTATCAGTCTTTTTTACTTGGTTTGGTACGAATACATCTAAACCTTTAACTTCGGAAAGTCTAAATGCACGACTCTCTTTGTTCTTATTAGATAGTCCTCGTGTAACACCAATTTCGTTGTTACCTAGACGAAGCTGAAACAAGTCATTTGCTCCTGCTGAGGAAAAGTCGTCTACCGCAACTAAACCATCTTTAGTTTTATCTTTGATGTCAAAGATGCCTAATTGTCCCTTTGCAAGATTTAAAGAGCCTCCTGAAGTCATAACGTTTCCGTTAAGAGTAGGCATAAATCTTGACCACGGTGCATGTAATCCCATAATTTTTAATTTTTAATTGTTAATAGTAGTGATTATTGTTATTGAACGTTCTCGTTCTGTCGAAATTTTTCTATCTCGTAAGTGGGGTCAGAAGTGTTAATCTTGAAGTCGCCCACCATTCCTGATATAATTCTGTCAACTATATGTTCAGGAAGTTCTATTTCTGTATCCTCAAATTGTGACTCTGGGTTTTCAGTGTCTTGAAGTATTATTTTTTTTGGATACTTGTAATAAGTAAGTAATAATTCTGTTATTGTCATTTCTTCTTCCGTATACACTTTTATATTGTTTTCAGTGTAATTGTAAGGTGCTTCTCTAAAAGCAAATGACGGTTTAAAAAATGTGTTATTTGTAAAATCTGCTCTATCTTCGTCTCTTATCTCGTACAAACCTATGTCTTGCTCTGTACACTCTCCTTTTGAAGCTTTAGCTTTAGCAAAAGACCATGATAAAAAATTTGGAGGCAACTGAAAGCTTTTAAAATCTTCTTGAGATATATCAGGTGTTAAAGGTAAGTCATTTATCAATAACACCTGTATATCTTTTAAATTATCAAAGTTTCTGTTATTTAAAAAAAGCTTTATGAACCTAACTGATATTTCATTATACAACTCAGCAAACTTTCCTCTATCTGTAGAGAAATTATCATTGGTGGAGTTTTTTTCTACCTTTATAAGGTATTTTTCGTATAACCTGTTTGGGTTCATCAACTATTTAATTTTCTTGTCTGAGCTCGTCTACTTGCTGTTGCATTGTAGTCTTTTTAGAAATAAATTTAGCGGCTGCTTTTAAGTTACTTCCTACTTCTGTTTCTCCTATAACATAAGAATCTCCTTCTTTTTTGAGCTTGCCTTTGTTCAACAGATCTATAAGATAAGAATAATATATAATTTCTTTTCTTCCACTCTTGGTGCTTTCTAAAGATACTGCATCCAAGAATAGTTTTTTGTTTTGATAAGCTTGTTCTTTGTCCTCAACAAAACGTTTGAAAAGTGTTATAGCCAACTCTTTGTTTTCTACATTTATGTTCTTAACTCCTATATAAGTTAAAATAGGTTGCAACGTTTTAGGTTGACTTAGTAAAGAGTAGAATTTACCATTTACTTCCATATCTATCATGTCCGTCTCCACTTTTGTACTTCTTACTTCTTCTTTGTTTTCAATACAAAATTGAGCTTTTCTAAATTTTGGAGAGCTTTCGTGCTTTTTAGGTGCCAAGTCTTTATTAGATAAACAGATAAAAAGTTGAAGTAAGTCTAGAGGATTTTTAGTCTTGAATAATTTTCCTTGATATAAATCTACTTTGAAAGAAGTAGAGTCTGTATAATTCCAAAATTCAGAATCTTTATCTCTAGGATTTAATTTACCTTCTCCATATATTCTTTCGAAAGGTTTTACTATGAGATCTTCTATCTTATTGCCTAAAGAATTTTTAGCTTCTTCACTTAGTCCTCTGTACATTGGGCTGTCTTTGTAAAGACCCGTATCCCATAATCCTAAATCTCTGTCAAATAACGCTGATACTGTATTCTTTCCTGCATCGAAGTCTAATAGCTTAGTAGTTCGATTGTTTCTGAATCCATCAGGGGCATCCGCATCATACTTGGGGACTACCTCATAAACTGTGTCTTCTGTTTCAAAAGGGATACCGTGAATTTTAATTACGGTTTCTTTTTCTTTGGTTTCTTGCATCTTTTTTGTGGTTTAGTTAAAATAATCTCCCCTAGTTGTTGGGACTAAGGGAGATATTTATTTAATCTCTATTGAAATCCTTTTCTTGCTTGTGGTTTCAATTCAATCATTACAATTTTACTTGGGTCTGGCATCCAAACATCAAGTCCTGCTGCCCATGCGAAGTATTCTTCTCCCATGTATTTATTGGCAGCCATAATATCAGAAGAACGTCTTGAATCATAACGACCAGTACTTCTTCCTGAGTGAATTAATGAACCTTCAGGCTTAACTAAGAACATACTAGAGTTAGCGTTTCCACCTTCTACAAGATTAGCTCCTTGAGGAATCTCTGACATGTTGTTAGAATAAGATTGGTTAGTTACATCCCAAATAACCATTGTGTGAGTTGTGTGGGATCTACCGTGTGGTTGCATACCTCTTTCAAATCTATCACCTCTTAAACCGAAGTCTAAAGAAGGGTCATGTTCGATTTCAACTTGACCTATTTGTGCGATATATACATCTGTAAATCTTACTGCCTCTAGTTTTAGGTTACGTAGGTCTCCTGAAACTGGATTGCTAGAAAGAACTCTGTCTGCTCCTAATAGTGCCGCTAAGTTTGATACTTGTGCGTTAACTTCTTCTTTGAAAATTTCAAGCACATTGTAGAATGCTTCCATACCACACTTGAACTTAACTCTTCTGTTTTCAAACTGCATATCAGGCTTAGTTCTGAACACATACTCAGCAGCTTCTCTAATATGTTGACGAGTAATTCCACCTGGTTTTCCATACTCAATGATACGTCCTCTACGTGCTTGTTTCCAAAGACCTTCGTTGAATCTTAGTACACCATTTGTAGTTTTTATTTCCCCTGCGCTTTGGAACATAAGTTTTGTCCCTAACAATTTATGTAAATACTTTTCAGTTAGGTGCTCCATTGTTAGGCCGATATTAGCAGTCTCTCTTAGTGGAGCTCCGTTAGAATCTAAATCCATACGTACAGCAAACTCACCATAACCGTTTGAGTCCATTTCTTGCTTTACCTTGTTCATGTATTCTTTGGTTCCTGCAGTAATTATCCCATCAGCCATAGAAGCTGAAGCAGCTTTTGCTGTAACATAACTTTCTACACCAATAGCAGAACCTAGTCTGAATTCAAATTTCATTGAACCTGGTGCGTCTGGCATTTGGACTTGTGCAAACTTAGTACCATATTCAGATACTCCATGACCAACTTCAAAATATTCAATACCTCTTCCTAAAAGAGCTGAATCAAAGAAATCAGATTTGTTTTGTGTGTTTAATACTACAGGGTGTTTGTAACCTGTACCTGTTGGTAATACGTCTTCTTCTTCAGAAACAACAATTTGTTGTCCATCAAAATCATCATAAGTAAGTACTGTACCTGGTGCAAACTCTCTGTTTAAAGTAATATAAAAAATACTTCCGTCTATACCTGGAACATCTTGAGCTGACATGTCAGTTTCTGTATAGACACCTTTGCGCTCCTTGATAGGAATAGAATAGGTAAATCTGCCTTCTTGTCCACTTACTTCAATTACGGACTTAGAAGTCAGCAATTCGTCGAACAAACTAGTAGGTTTCTTTTCTCTATCTTGCTGATTCCAGAAAGACATTAAACCTAAGTGGTTGTTGTTTGGGTCTTCTTCATACCATGTACGAAGGGAAGCATTGTCCATATATCCTTGGAAATGCTTTGACACCTCTTTTCCTTTCATAAAAGCAATGGCTTGATTGCCATTTCTTATAGTAGGGATTCCTTTTGATTGTAGAGTCATTTTTATTTATTTAAATATTAGTAGTGATTATTTTTATAGAAATTTTAGTTCTTTACTTAAATCTTCAGAAGGATTGACTTTTTTACTACTTGCCTTTTTGCCTTCTGTGTGTTTACCTCTCGCAATGTTTAGTTTGACCAAAGTGTCTTTTTTAGCTTTAGAAGTCTGTTTCTCGCTTATCAGCTTATTATAGTCTTCTCTATTATTTTTCCAAAGTAAAAATTCAGCTAGTTCCTCTGGATTTTGTTTCATTTCTCTAAACTGATTATCTACAGTAAAGCCATTCTCTGTTTCTTTTGTTACAGAGTCTAATAAAGGTCTTAAAGCTGAATCGTTCTTGATACCCAAGTTAGTTAAGTGCTCTCTTAAGTCTTTTCTAAGAGTTTTTCTATTTTGCTGTTCTTGCTCTCTTAATTTGGAAGCTTCCTCTTTTTTCTTATCTAACATACTGTGATAAGATTTCTTGAGGTTATCTGCAAAATCTCTAGCTTTAGCGTCTAATTCCAAATCTACTTTATCCGCTTCGACTAGTCTGTCTATTTGCTTGTCAGATATTTTTGGATTGTCCAACCTATACATCTGTCTAACTAAATCCTCTTGATGCATTTCATCTTCAAGATTGTAAGTGTTGAGGTTGTCAATGTATGTTTCTTTTGCTTTTAAAACATCTTTTATGTCTCCACCATTCTTAGAAATTTCAATAATCTTTAAGGAGATATCATCTAAATCCTCTTTGTTGATGAAATTCTTATCTATTTCGGTGTTTTTTTCTTTATCTTGAGCTTTAACTATTTCTAAGAACGTTTCTTCGTCTAGGTCTTCTAATTCTGAAAGTGTTACTGATTCTCCGTCTATTTCAACTTCAGCATCTTTCCAAGTACCTAATTCTATGTATTTTTTAGCTAATGAAGAATAATTATTTTGACTTGAAGGTCTTTCTTTTTTGAACTCTTCTTCTTCCTCAACTTCATCAGGAGTCTCTTTTTTAGAATTATTGTCTTCGACTAATTCTTCATCTGCTCCTTCTTCAATATCTTCTTCCTCTTCTTTTTCCTCTTTTTCTGGTTCAGGTAAGTCTAAGTCTCTTACTTCTTCCTCTTGACTTTCCGTTTCTCCCATTAATTCTGAGAAATCATAAAATCCTGCTCCTTGTTCTTCTTGGTTTTCTAGTCTTGCCATTGTTGGTACAAATATATAGTTATTGTTTCGTTATCACAAATTAATAAAATTTTAACTTGTCATGTTAAAAAATATTTAATTTTTATTTACTACATCGCCAAATGTTTTGGCTCTTATAGCTTCTCTTTTTATTTGGTTGTTTTCTCTTTTTATTCTTAACTCTTCCATTTTAGCTTTAAGATTACCTATAGCTACTTCATTTTTCTGGTTTTGATCTTGCTCTTTAAGCTCTATTTTTTTAACTTCGTTTTGACTTTTAGCTTCATCTTTGAGATACTGTGATGCTACTTTACCCACGGCTTCAGAGTCTCCATTTTCTTCATTCCTATCTTTGACTTTTCCTACTGTTTGAATATGCGCCACCTCTAGCCTATTATCAAGCTCTTCTTTTTGTTTTGTTAGTTGGTATTGTCTTTCTTTTTGTGTTCTTTCTGCTTCAGCTTGATTATTTCTGTCTACTAAGTCTTTTTCGTGATTTCGTTTTATTTCGTCTTGTTGTAGCCTTTGTCTTTGAGATTCTTTTAGTATTCCGTTTACTTTGGAAAAGCTGTCAGATGTAATTACTTCTGCTATATCAGATAAATCATTTTGTATAGCATTATTTCTTAATAGGTAACTTTTGAACTGTTCTAGCTCTTTCTTTCTTTTAGAGTCGGCCACTGGTAGCAGTCCAAATTGTCTTAAATGAAAGTTATCATCACTAAACACTTGTCTTACTAAAGCTATCTCTTCATCAGAACTTGTAAACCCTAAACTTATATCTTTTTCGTCTACTTGACAGTGTTGTGTTATAGCTAAACCTATTTCTAAATCTTTTAACCTAGAGTTGTCCATCTTCTCAAAGATATGCTCTATTTGAGAGAAAGAGTTTTGTTGACCTAGTTTTATTCCTTCTGCTGTTGCATACTCAGAAGGTGTTTTCATATCTTGGTTAGTGATACCAATTTGTTCCAACGCCAAGCTTTTATAGTATTCAGCTAATTGCATTTTTTGTTGTATCTGTGGGACAAAGGATATATCTTGTGCCATCATTGAGTTGAACTGTTGGCCTGAACGTCCTCTCATATTCTGTTTGGACATATCTAAAGGTACAAGGCCTACATCTCTAGCCATGTCAGTTACGTTAAGTAAAATTTCTCTTGCATCTCCCATACCATCAAACTCCGAAGGAAGCAAGCTTATATCAAATAACCAAAATATACCTATTTCTTTCTCTGTTAGCGAGTGCATGAGGTTCATTTGATAATTGTATTCTACTTGGTAAGGTCTTATTTTTTTAGCCTCTGAGTTTGTTATAATACCTGTTACAGGAAGTTTAACATCATATATATTAGATTCTCCTCCTTTAATCTGTAAAGGCATTGGTTCTACTCCTAAATATAAATCTTTTTTAAGTATTGAGTTGGTTCCTGCAGCTTTTACTCCTTTCCATACTCTAGGTGCATACGTCCATACTATACTGTTTGGCTCTAATGTACCGTTGTCGTGCTCGTTAATAAATTCTTGTAAACTTTTATTAGTTACTTTATTTATGTCGAATTCTTTTAAGAACTCTTGGTCTAGTTCATCTGTAACCCAATCTAAACTCGTTATACCTGATTCATTTTCTCTATATATTAGACCTATCTTATCCCAAGACCTCCAATAAGCTTGTACAACTCTTATGGTGTCTTCTCTTACATCAATATCTCTTCTTAAGAATTTAGATATGTTGTATAGTCCTGTATTTTGGAAATCATAATTGGGAACCCACGCATCTCTTGTTCTTTCATTACCATCTGCGTCATAGAAAGTTTCTTCACCTAAAGGCATGTTTAATGCTGACTGCAATTCTGTTGTAGATTGTCTGTCATAGTAGTTTTCATCTGGAACTAATACTGTGTCCCCTGTGAAAGCGTCTTCTATTCCTTTACCAGGTTTTTTGTTTAATGTGTCAGAGCCTCCACCTGCATAGTCAAAAGCATTAAGAATTTCTTTAATGTCTTTCTCCTTCATTAGATGTCCAAACTTGTTTACAAACTTTGAAGGTGACATCTCTTGTATGTTACCTACGTACTCACCGTCTTGAGGGTATTTTATATCAGCGTCTTCTGAAAAGAAAGTTTCAACTGGATGCCATCTTTCTGGCATGTAGTAATCGTGACCTATGAAATAATGTTTGAAGTATCTACCTGTAAGAAAAAAGTCTTTAAAGTGCTCTCTTTCCATTTCATCAAGAGAATACCTTTTTCTATCTCTAGCTAGTACATTTTGAGCCCACTTTGCAGCTATCGGTTTCCATTGGGTACTCATAGCTGTTTTAATATCAGGAGGGGTATCGTATTTTTGTTTTTGTTGTTCTAAAAACTGTAGATACTGTTGCTTTTCTTCTTCTGACTTAAACTCTTTTTGTAGTGTGACACCGTTTCTAAGAAGTCTTAATTCCAATTCAGTACTGAATACTTTTTGTGTAAACTCAAATATTCTGTTTGAAAATTCTCTGTCGTACTCATTTTTACTTACATCATCAAAAAAGTTAACTACAAACTTATGTTTTGTATCGTTGTATTTTCCTTGTAAGTGTTTTGTTATTTGTCCTATTAAATCAAAATGCCTTACATAAGAAGGTATGTCGGCTTTCTGCCTTATATCGGCTACGTTCTTTAGTATTTCTGGTTGTTCTTCATAATCTGTATAAGCTAGGTCTCCTTCAACCATTCTATAGTACTCGTCATAAATAATGTTTTTTCTTATTTGTGTTAGTCCTATTTCTTCTAGCCTATCTAAATTATCTTTAGCAAACTTTTCTTTCTTTCTATAAGAGGGCAACGCTTGAGGAGGTAAAGAAGTAGATATTCTACTATTATCTCCTAAGCCTTTGTATACGTTATTATATAAATTACCCGAATCGGATCCTAAAGACATGTGGCAGTTATGTTAATTTTATACAAAAATAGTTATATTATTTGGTAAAACCAAAATTGTTAAACTTTATGTGTTACCAAAGCCTACCTTTTCGTCTACTTTCTGGAAACATTCCTCTTTTCCTAGAGTTTGTTTTTTTCTTATCTAGCATTTGTTTTTTTCTCTTTTTTTCCTCTTCCGTCATAGGTTTATCTGGTGCTTGACCTGTGACAGTTAAATAATAGTCATAGCCATAAGCTGACATAAGCGCCGTTAAACCGTCGAAATTACCTCCTGGTCTATAATTTATCATTTCGTCTAATAATCTGACGTCATTTATCAGTCTTTCAAATTTATACCTAGTTCTTATCTTTCCTTCTAAATCTTCGTAGTCTTCCTTCTTAGTTAATATTTTAAACATTATATTAAAAATATAAGCTTTATTTTTAGTTGTAGGTTGCCAACCGTATTGTCTTCTTTGATTTGCATCGTAGTTTACATCTCCTAAGAAGTCTACGCTTTTAAGTATATATTCGTCTGTTACTTCTAATCTGTCTGTAAATTCTTTGAACCCCATATCGGCATTCTCCATAAATACAGGGCCATTATATAGTTCACATAATAGCTTACCTTGCTCATGGAGTTTACCGTGAGGGTCAGGTCTAGAATGGTATGTGGCTACAACCTTCTCTGTATCCCTCCTTATGACAACAAATGAACCTACAGAGTCTGAACTTGCTTCTTCTTGTTTGTAGTCATCTAGTCCTACTATACAAAATTCAAAAGGAGCATTAGGTAAAGGATCTTCATAAATTGTAACAGGTGAGTCATGAAATCCTCCTGCGTAGGGAAAATCTGCTACCTCTTTTGATGTTAGGTCGTATTCTACCTTTTGAGTTTTTTCGTTAAAGAATAACTCTACATTTTTTCCAACGTTACCTTCTTCTATTATCCTTTCTTTGTGTCTTATTAAAGCTTCTTTTGGAAAAGGGTTTTCTTTACCTGACAAAAATATTTCTTCGGGATCTATTGGGTAATAAGCTTTTTCTTTGTTTAAAGATTTTTTATCATCTTTAATAGCTTCTCTATCTTTTAATATTATATCAATGGACTTATCCCACTGCGTTACCATTATTTTCATGGGTTTTATTGCTTTTGTTTCCTCTATACCCAAATATTCGGCTAAACCTATTTCTCTCTTAACCATTCCTGTTTTTGAACTCATTTGTGCAGGAATATATGTACCAAAATCCCTTCTCTTCCAAGTTATGTATTTCTCGGGTATATTTCTTTCTAGGGCTTTCCAATCCATCACATGAATATTATATGACTCTGGTTTTTTAAGCATCAGGTGGGCATCTTCTGTAAGCTCTTCATTTGCGGAACCTGTACCACTTAAAATGGGTACTAACCTTTTACCGTAAGGTGAGTCAAACGAAGGTTTTGCCCCATCTAATTGTGTCTTGAATGGACTTTTCATAGCTTCATCAAGAACAAAAGCATTAGGCGTAAAACCTGCTAAAATTTCAGATTTTTTATCTGCACCACTATCTAAGTTTATTACAGCTAGAAAGCAAGGGTTTATGTTTTTTTGGTTTTTCTTTTTTACTCCAAGTCTAACCATCTTAGACCAATCGTTAGTAATATTGGGATAATAAAATGCAGGATTTGAATGAAGCATTGTTTTTTTAAAGTTTTTTTCTATCTGCCCTAAATCTTTTGCTGAACCTCCTGCAACTACAAGCTCTCCACCTTTATCAAGCGCAGTCCACTGTAGCAATGAAGATATAAGAGTAGTCTTAGCCGCCCTCCTAGTCGCACATAAAAAAAGCATTTCATCTAACTTTTTTGCTTTTACAAAATTGTCTTGTATAATAAACCACTCGTTATCTCTTAATGGCGGATTCATTATTACATCCTTAGACGAAAAACTACCATCTAACTCTTCCACCTCTGTAGGTATGTCTGTTTTAAACACGTTTAGATGTGAATACATCCAAGGGGAAATAAATACACTTCCTAGCTTTATCCCTCTCCTTAGTTTTTTAAATTCGTCAACATAGAATTGTAGTGTTTTTTTATCTTGTTCAAAATAATGTTTGTCTGGATTCCATACAGGTGGATTTTTTACATGTATTAACATTTCATTTTTAGGAGGTGAATCGAAATCTATTCCTAATGTTTCCACATACTCTTTTATATGGGGGTATTCAGCCTCTACGGCATCTCTCATAGCAAGAGGTGCTTTCGAATTACCATGTAACTCTAAAAGACTGTGTTCTTTATCTTGATTTAAGTCTAGCTTATTTATTTTATCGGATATATCAGACTTATCTCCGTAAAGCAAATTGTCAAATTCTATGTCTTCCGACTGAAAATCTTTTTCAGTTTTTTCTGAAGAATCACTGGTTTGTTTTAATTCAAGAGAATCACTATTTCTTATATAATTATCAACTCGTTTTAAGTGACATTCTATTAGGTCAACCATTTTGTCAACCATATTATCCACAGATTTAGACTTGCCTATATCTGATTCAACTACCGAGTGGAAGTGTTTTAGGCGGTCTACTATAGTTTTTACAATCTTAGCTTGTATTTTATACTCTGATTCTTTGCCTTCGTGTAATAGTACGTAAGCTCCTTTTTGTTTGACCTTTACATCTTTTACATAATAATATTTAGATGTAGATATATTTCCTTCAGTATCTTTATTTAATACAGGTATACTCCAATCATTTTCTTTGAAATACTTTTTGTATTTCTCAACTTGAGGCTTGTTGTCTTTTATAAAGCTTTTTACAAAATTATCCAATTCTTATTTTTTTTGTGTAAAGATACTACAACTAAATTAATTGTTAAAATGTGTTAAACATTTAATCAAAAAACCGAGGTGGTGTGCCTCGGTCTAAAAGTGTTTGTACAGTTGTTTAATTTTACGTATACGATTATGCTTTTGAAATTTTACCCTTTTAAATTATCAGAAAGCATCTTCATAATAGCATCGTATTGAGGTGATTCTTTTATTTCGTTGATTGCTTTCTCTTGCGTTCCATTAATTCTTTCTTCTAAGCCATCTTCTGTTGGCACAAAAGTTAGTTTTCGTTTAGACTCTTTTAATTTTTCAACTTTCTCTATCAAGTCTTCATCCAACTTATCTTTTATGTCTAGTGTTGAAGTAAGAGAATATAGTGCAACTAGATCTTGTACAATAGATCTTACGTCTTGCATTTTGATTTGATAACCAAACATAAGAAATTCCATTTCTTCTTGAAACTCTTCAAAGCTTTTTCCTTTCTCTAAGGATTTTGCTATTTCTTTTTTCTTTTTTTCTACCTCTTCTCTTTCTTTGTCGAAAAATTTAGCGTAGTCTTGGTAATCTTTAAACACCGCTTGTATTCTATCTATAATTTTATCTTCAGTTGTCATTTTCTACGATTTTTGCTTTTTCTATTTTGTTTAATATCTGTGAGTCTGTCTTTTCTAATAGTATGCTTACATTTCTATTTTCTTCTTTACCCATAGGTCTACAAAAACTGTAAAGGATTTGTCCTAATGTAAGATCTTTTCTCTCGTGAATAAACTCTGATAGCTCTGCTATAAAAGCTACTCTTTCTGCTGTATTTTGTTGCATTATTTTATTTTTCCTGTTAGTTTTATATCTATTTTATTTTCTCCTTCAAATATATATACGTGTTTAAGGATCCTGCCTAATAAACTAGTATTATAGTTTATAAATATCATATTATCTTTTACCCAAGCTTTCGTACATCCTCCACAAGAAGTTTTTACTTTTATATCTTCACTATCTGTTTCAAACTTTAGTTTCAGGTCTGGGTCAGATTTATGTTTTATATCCCCAAAGTCTAGGTTATAATTCAAGTTGTCTATTTTGGTTAGAGTTGACATCTCTGGTTTTAAGTTCTCTAGTTTCATTTTATATTTAATTGTTTTAATAATTTTTTAAGTTCTGATTTGTTTTTGATACTTCCTGCAAATGACACTTCAGATTCTTCATCACTTATAATCCATCTCCAATCTTTTTCATTTTCTTTATATAACCAATATCTTTCATTTTTATAGTCGTACCAATTATTATGAGCCATAGACTTTTTAAAACCTAAACTTTCTATATCTTCTTTGTCTAGGTATTTAACTAATGGTTCATTTTTTATTATTTCATAAAAATCTGTAACTCCTTGATAATCTCCATAATTTAACTCATCTTCTTTAATTACATGAATTATTCTTTTATTGAAATGATTATAAGTAACTTCAAATCCAACATGAAACTCTTCTATTTCTGGTGTGTAATATTTATTTTTCATGTATGTCCCATTTTATTTCTTTTCCTATGTTTTCTAAAGAGCAATACTCATCTTTTATTTTGGTTTTAAATATTATTCCACAGTTGCAAATTGTGCATTGATTATTAAAACCGTTTAAAAAATACCACCAATAGTCTTTAAATGTACGCTCGCTTAACTTTTTGTTTCCAAAGTTATATTTGCACCCATTGCATATTTCACGCCTCTTACGTACCCATTTTGGCACTTTCTGGTTATACATAACCCTAGACATAAGTATCCTTTTAAGTTTTTCAATCATTTGATGTTGTTTTGAATTTCTTCTGTTTCTTTTGAACTAATCTTTCTTCTTTTTATAGCTCTTCTTAAGTTTTGTATTATTGGTGGAAAGAGATGTTTTTTACTTACATTTTCTTTTGGTCTATACAGTTCGTACTCCATTTTTATATCATCGTATCTCTGCTGCCATACCTCAACCTGTTTTTTTATGACTTCTTTTGCCTTATCTGAAATATTTTCATAATGGAGCATATTCTTTTTAACAGTTTTTATTTTGTTTGTATCATAAAGATGGTAGTAAGCCCTACCTATAGGGTAAAGGTTTATAGCACAGTAAGGCTCTTCATTAAATACTTTCTTTGTATTTTTAGCTGAAAACTCATAAACTCTTTTTAGTTGATGTATGTCTGTTTCTACCCCTTCCTCTTTTAGTATCTCCAAGGCTTTTTCGAATACATCTTCATCGTAAGCAACCCCGCTATTAAATTTACTCATCTGTGTGTATAAATCCTATAGTGAATATTCTGTTTCTTTTTTTGAATAGTTGTTCTTGGCAGTTTAATAGTTCGTCTGATAGCCTTTTTTTATGTGTTTTTGGGTCAATAATTAAATAGCCATTGTTTTTCAACATATTAATTATGACTCTTACATAACTGTTTTTAATTTGTTGAGATAAAGAAAAAGTAAGACTTTTTTCGCCCTCTTTAGAGTAACCATAAACCAAAAAATAAGCAAGTGCTTCTTTGGCTCTCTCAACCAAAGTATGTTGTGGAGGTTTAGCTATCATATATATTTGTAGAAAACTTTTTGCCAAGTCTATTTTGTTATCAAACTTCAAAGGTATACCGAATTGTTTAGCCATGCTATATAATTATATATTGCAAATATATATTATTTAATTGTTAACTCCAAGCATTTTAACATTTAATTTTGATTAGGAATCTTTAATTTATTTGGTGGTTATATTTATTATGATTATATTTGCTCACAACAAAAATTAAAACCATGAAAGATTCAAAACTTAATATACATGAATTTTTTGACGAATTGCTTTTCTTAACGGACGAAAACATTTTTTCAAATATTTACATAGACGAAAATATAGAATTTTTTAAAGAAATAAATTTATATTTATATGAGCATTATTTAGAAGATAGAATGACTCTAAATTTAGCCTCTAATATTTTAGAAAGTTTCATAAAGTCGATGCTCAAACATACTCCAAGTTTACATAATGTATTAAGAGACGATTTTGGAAATATAGAAGAATAATTTTTGAGTAGTAGTAGTAGTGATTTTTGACAGGCCTCCTTATTTTAAGGGGGTTTTTCTTTTTTTGTAAAATAAGATTTAATTTATTTGGTAGCTATATTTATTATTGCTATATTTGCATTGTGAGAGATATTGTATCTTTCTAGTAACAACGGTAATCAAACCATTACACCCTTATCAGTCACCTTGAAAAAGTGCATGTGGGGTCAGAAGTCGGGTTAATAATTGCAGGATTGAAATAATATCTAAACATAGCGATGAAGTTCTCCCCGATAGTTACGGAAAATTGCCTAAATATAAGCAGGAGGGCACGATAAGACGATACGGACTGAAAAGGGTAGTATTGCAGTGTGTGGGTGTAAAGAGAAGTCAACGAAATTTCTCAAACGTACAGCTCCTTAGTGAAAGTTTAGGTTGAAATCGCCACTAAGTAATTAGAAGGTCAATAGATTATGAAAATTTTCTAAAGGGGTTTCCTCTGTCCAACACACAAACACAACAACAGTTTTTCACTCTAACGCATTTTCGGTTTTATACAGTACTTAACACTACAAGTAGAGTGAACTAAAACGGATATTGTTACAAGCGAAGTTACGGTTTAACGGTGTGTTTCTAACCGACTCTTTGCGGTCTGGGAATTCCTATTTTTTATCTAAGTTTTAACAGTTTTTATTTGGTATTATGACTAAATATGCTTATATTTATATATTAAAAAATATTTGTAAAAATGTACAAACCTTATCCAATACAACAGTTAGAGATTGATAAAATCACAGAGTTTATAAAAAAGGATACTAACAGAAAAGCTGTATTTGCTTATCCAGTTTCTTTTGGTAAAACAATACTTATAGCAAATGTTGCTATCAACTTTCCTAACAAATACTTTATAAATGTAGCACCTAATAAAGAACTAGTAGAACAGAACCACGAAACCTATACTTCGTATGGATATGATGCGTCTATTTGTTCAGCTTCCTTAAACTCTAATGAAGTTTCTCAAGTTACGTTTGCAACTATTGGTACTCTTAAAAAACACATAGACTTTTTCAAAGATAAGGATGTAATTTTATTACAAGACGAAGCGCATGACAGTTCACTCAAAAAAAGTGAGATAGGTAAGTTTTATAAACAGTTAAAAAAGTGCAAACTGCTCGGTTTTACCGCAACTCCTATGAGACTAAACAACTCTGCAAGCGGAACTAAACTGTCAATGATGAATAGACAGAAAGATTGTATTTATAGCTCCATAGAAAGCGTCATACAAGTTTCCGATGTGATAGATAATAACATGTGGTCAAAGCTTGTGTATGACGTTGAAAACGTAGATGAGAGTAAATTAAAATTAAACACAACAGGATCAGATTATACTTTAAAATCTCTAGAAGCTTTTTCTGAAGCTAATAATATAGTCCAAAAATGTGTAGAATCTGTTTACAGGTTAAGAGAAGAAGATAGAGAGAGTTGTATCGTGTATGTTACTTCAATAGATGAAGCAGAAAGAGTGGCTTCTAAAATAGAAGATTCTGCAGTATTGCATTCCAAACTAAAAAAAACAGAAAGAGATAGGGTAATTACAGAATTTAAGGCAGGTAATATAAAAACTGTTGTTAACGTAGGAATTCTAAAACAAGGTTTTAATTATCCAGAGCTTTCCTCTATTGTTTTTGCTCGTCCTACAAATTCTTATACACTTTATTATCAAGTTCTTGGTAGAGTTATACGTAAACACGAAGATAAAATAGATGGCAAGGTCATAGATATTTCTGGTAACTACAATAAGTTTGGAGCGATAGAAGACCTAGAATTTATAAATGAAGAGTGGTGCGGTGGTTGGGCGGCTTTTAGTGGCAACAGACTGCTTACAGGTTACGCTTTAGGGGGAAGTTTAGTACCTACAAAGCAAAGTTTAAAACACTATTTTAATGAGGTAACAACAGGAGATAATTTACCCAAAGACCCTAAATTTAATTTTGGTAAACACAAAGGAGTTCCTGTTTCAGTAGTTAAGAGAAAACACGAGAGTTATTTATTCTGGATAGTAGATCCTGAAACAAAATTTACGTTCAGAGGAAAAAACGGATTGGCACTTAAAAGAGCTATATACCGACAACTAAAATTGCCTTTGAACAAACTAAGAGATGTAGATTTAGATTATAGTAAATCTCAATTACCTTTTAATTTATAACTATGTTTATAGACTTTGAAACAGAAGATTATGATAATTTAAAAAATGGACAGTTAAAAAGAATGGCTGATTTTTGGCAGAGACGATATTTATTAAAGAATGCAAAAAGAAACGGTTATAATCAAGTATGGTGTCCTGTAAAAGAAAGATATTATAACGAAAATAAAATGGAAGCCTCTCACTTTATAGATAGAAGCGTAATGAGTACAAGGTACGATAAAGATAATGTATGGTTAATATCGAAACAAAGTAATACTTGGGATGCTAGAGAACAAGTAGAAAGATACAAATCTTTACATCATAAAGAGTTTGAAGAGCTTTTGGTAAAAGAAATAGGAGAAAAAAATATTAAAAAACTCTTGGCTAAGAGTAAAAGTTTGACTATATTTGCAAAGAAAGATTATATAGACAAAATAAAAAAATTTAGAGATGAGTGATACAAAACACCCCTTTTTAAGGTTATCCGACCTAATACAAGAGTATGATAATAAGAAAGAGTCCTTCTCTGTAAAAGAGCTCCAAGATATGAGGGAAAATATATCACTTACACTATTTTATTTGTCTGACAGTGCTTCAACTGCATTATCTAACTATGACAAAGCTGATTGGGAAAGAAAAAGAAGTTTTGCAGAACTCATAGAAGAAAATAAATACGATGATAATGGCGATAAAAATACTGTGGCTGTAATGGAAAGTTTAGCCCGTATAGCAAACAAAGAAAAAGAAGAAGCAGTAGTTGAAGCATTAAGACAAAAAGAAAGAGTTAGAATAATACTAAATTCTACACAACAAATATTAAATGCGATAGCGTCAAGATTAAGTTCAATACAACAAAAATAACTATATGTCAGAAGAAATAAACGAAGCATTAGAGTCTTTTAACTCATTATACAAGGGGGGAGGCATTGTAAATTTAGGAGAAAACCCTAGATTTCCAAAGAAAAAAAAGACAGGTAGACCTTCTATAGATTTTGTAACGGATGGGGGAGTTCCAAAAGGAAGACTGATACTTATTGCAGGAGAACCCTCTGCAGGTAAATCTTCTTTGACTATACAGATAGTAGAAAAATTAGGTAAGAAGATTTTGTATGTAGATACTGAAATGACACTAACAACGGATTATTTAGAGTCATTGGGGTCTACACCCCATAAATTTTCACATGTCATTCCAACAACAACAGAGGAAATGTGTAATATAATTCGAGAACAAATTCCTAACTTTGATGTTATTGTGGTGGATTCTATAAACAACAGTGCTAGTGGAGAACAGATGCAAAAAACAGCAGAAGAGAGAACAATGGCAAACAGAGCTATAGTTTTATCTTCACAATTACCTATAATTGTAGGTCTTTGTAATCAGTATGACACCACACTAATTATATTATCTCAAGTTCGAGACAATATGAACAAAGCGAACAAATATTCACCAGACACAGTTATTCCTGGTGGAAGATCTTTACACCATAATAGCTCAATGACTTTAGAGCTATTTAAATCAACAAAAAAGAAGTCTAAAGAGGAAGAAAAACTTAGTAATAAAAAGGAAACTATTGAGGGTAATTTAATTAGAATTAAGTGCACTAAAAACAAAGTAGGCAAAGTAAACAGAGAAGTTTCTGTAGAGTTTACTTACGGAGAGGGCTTTACTATAGAATCCGATGTAGCATCTTCAGCAGTAAGACTAGGAATTATAGAAAAAGCGGGAAGCTGGTTGAAATACAACGGCTCGTCTATATCGCAAGGTATAGATAATTTAGTTCCAGTGTTAAAAGACAACCCTGATCTACTGCAAGAGTTAATAGAAAAAATAGAAACCATTAAAAAAGAGAATTAATATGAGATTACAAAGACCACCAAAGCAAAAAAGAGGATACATTCTAGTAAAACTTCTAGATGAAGAAATACAGAAAACAAAGTCAGGTATTTATATGCCTACTGAAATAACAGAAAACTCTTTTTTCAGAAAAGCTGAGGTCGTGACTGTAGGTGAAAACAGTAAAGACTATGAAATGCAAACTAAAGAAGGGGATATAATTTTAGTTAAAAAGTCTTTGGCACAGATGTCAGACTTAACTTTGACTGTAGACGACATACCCCATTATATAATCAGAGAAGAACAAGGGTTTTACGGATGGCCACAGGACGAACAGTAGAATGGACACATAAGGGTAAAAAAGTTTCAACTCTGGATGACATACCTGAAGGAGTTGAACACTTTGTTTATCTTATAACAGACATTAACGGAAGGAAATACGTAGGTAAGAAACAGATAATGTCTACCCGTAAAGTTGAGATTTCAGAGAAAGCTTATAGGAAATTAAAAAAAGAAGGAGAAGCCGTTACCAAAACCAAAAACAAAGCTAAAAGTAAGAAAGGTAATATTGTATGGCGATTTAAAAAAATAGTAGTTAAGGGTAATAAATGGGAAGGCTACACAGGATCTTGCATACCGCTCAATAAAGAAATTAAAAAAGGTATGAGTTACAAAAAAGAAATATTATATTTTTGTAGAACAAAGAAGCAAGCTACATACTTTGAGTTAAAAGAACAGTTTACAAGAGGTGTAATAGAAAACGACCTTTATTGGAATGAAAACATACTGAATAAATTCTTTAAAAAAGATCTGTCATAAAAGTTTAATTTATTTCTTTACATTATATATTTTTCGTATATTTGGGTCAGCCCCAAAATATATAAAATGTCTACAAAAGAAAACAAAGAAAAAAGAAAATTGAAAAGCGAACCAAGATTCAAACTGCAACTTAATGAAGAACAAAAAGAAGCAGCAGCCGACTTTTATGAATACGATGTAAATTTTTTTCATGGAGATTTTGGCAGCGGAAAAACTCTTTTATCATGCTATCTAGCTTTATCATTTTTTAGAAAAAAAATGTGCAATAAAATAATCATAGCAAGACCTATTACTAAAAATTCAGTAGGACTTCTTCCAGGAGATATTTCAGAAAAACTTAATCCTTACATTGCACCCATAGTACACAACTTTAATATGTTACAAGCATCGTCTTCTACACAGAAAATGATGGATAACAAAGATATAGAAATACTTCCTGTAGATTTTGCTAAGGGTATTACTTACACGGATGCTGTAGTTATTATTGATGAGTATGAAGATTTAAATTACGAAGATTTTAGGATGATGCTTTCACGGTTGGGTAGAGACAGTAAAATTATTTTTTGTGGGTCAAAAGAACAAATCCACAGAAGCATCAATAGCAAAAGTTGTATATTTGCTACAATGAAATTAGAAGACAGCGGTGTTGTAGGTTATCATACACTGAAATCAAATCACAGAAACCCAATTATTAAAAAAGTAACAGATTTTTTAGAAAGATGAAAATACACGTAAGAGGAGAAGAAATAAAGTTAAGAGGTCTTTTAGGATATATGAAAGATATAGGATATGCTACTAGTACTGTTAGAGGATCTTTTAAAGGGCTGGAAATAGAAACTCTAGATAAAAAAGCTAAACCACTTTGTATTTGTGACAAAGGTTTTGATGTAGAAGAAGATGCAGATGAAATATTTTCTTTTATTGATAGTTATATGGACTATTTACCAGAAGAAGAGGAACAATATGATTTTTGCGAGACAGCAACTGCCATAACAGATGGATGGGGGGACGATCGTCCAAAAAGGCTTAACCAAAAAACAGAAGAAAAAGGGGTAAAACACAACGAAGGCAAACTACCTTTAGATAAAGTTATGTTTACACAGTTTCCTAAAGCGATACAGGCTGTTTCTAAATGCAGTCTCTATGGACACTCAAAACAGTATAAAGATGCTGACTCGGATTGGCTAAACTTTAAAAGAGTATATGGTGGCAGTCAAACCTATGCAGATGCTTCTTTGCGACACTCTATAGACAAAGAAAAATTAAATGATAGTGGTTTACCACATATATTCCATAAAGCTTGGAATGTATTAGCAGAGTTAGAATTATTTATAGAAGAGAATGACATTAAATTAAAAGACTTTTAAAATGGCAGGAAAAAGAATTAGCTGGAAGTGGGGAGACAAAACATATTATGGTACAGAAATACCTTCCAGAGAAACATCTACGCATAAGTTTGCAAGAACAGAAAATGGTAAAATTAAGAAAATCAAAAAGAAAAAATAATGCTTATACCAATTACATATATAGATTCTAAATATTCTGAAACAGGAGAAGCAAAATTAAACGAAAGTTTATCTGACGATTTCGAACTAACGGCAGAAGAAAAAGAAAAAAGAGAGGAAGAATTCAGACAAAGAGAAATAGATAGAATTATTGGAAAAGTAGATGAAGAGGAAGAATTTCTTCATGAAGAACCAAAAATAGAGTTTAGGACAATTAAATTTCAAGATGATGATTTCATTTTCACAGAAAGAAAGGCATGTATAGATACTGAAGAAGTGTCTTATGCACATGAAACAGAACAGGGTTATACATCTATACTTACAAAAGGTAATAACACAATTTTAATAAAAGAATCTGTAGATTACTTGTTAAATCTAAAATAAATTCGTATATTTACAACAAATAATAAAACTATAATAATGGCAGATAACAATTTAATGGAAGTAAAGATTAAAAAGGGTACTTTCTATATTTCTTCTAAAGAAGATAAAGGCGAAGGTTGGGAAAAGAATGAGTTCCCTAATCCTCAAAACAAAGACGAAACCTTAGTAAGGTATCACAGAGAGCTCTCTATAGAAGGTAAAATTAATTATCTGGCTATGAAAGAAGATAGATTTGCAGGAAATGTGATGTCTCTAATCGTCAATAATAAGGAGAAAGATGAAAGCTATTCCTTACAAATACCTATTATGAATACGGGAGGAACAGTTCGGACTACTAACCAGTATTTTAATTCTATTGCAGGAGTCTTTAAAAATGTAAAAAAGGGAGACACAATTACAATGTTTGTCAATAACAAAAAAAAGGACAAAGACGATAGGCTGTATAGAAATATAGTAGTACTGAACGAAGATAATAATCTTATTAAATCTGATTTCAGTTTTATGGACTCTCCAAAGTGGGCGGTGTCTATTACCGAAGATGAATTTGGTAAAGAGGTTAAAAAATATGATGCAACAGAGTCTAATAAATTCTATATAGAGAAGTTTAAAGAGTCCATAGCAAGCTTTGAAGCATCACAGGCTAAAGACCCTATTCCAGAGCCAAAGGATACTGCAAAAGAAGAAAAAGATTATACTCCTCATGAAGAAGTAGATGAGGATGATGACCTTCCATTTTAAGAATTAGTGTCCCATTAACATATTAAGTTTTAACAGTCAAAACAGAGGGTGAAAATATTCCCTCTGTTCCCTGGATAAACCGATAAATAAAAAACCATGAATATAGAGCAAAAAAAACAAATGGAAGCAAATTGGATGATTCCAATGTTATTTCACAAATCAAACTTAAACCGAGTAAAAAAAGGTACAGGTGCTTACCATGTTATACATGTGAAAAATCATGTAAGAAAAAAAGGTGGTAAAGTAGACTGTTTACTTATCCGTGGGGAAGAAGGTGAGGTAAAGTACGGTGGTAGTGGTAAAGACTTCAACCAATGGACAGAAGAAGATTATACAAACGCTATAAACAGCTATAATAATGAGTTCAGCAAAAATTAAAGACACTTACGACTCTTTGCTTAAAAACGGTGATCTACTAGACATGTTTCCAATGTTAGAAGGGCAGTGGCCAAAAGATAAAGACACGTTTACAGAAATGTTTCTATTAAATTCTGAAATTTTAAATGAAGATTGATGTTATTTTACTTACGAAAATAATAAAAGAAGCCAATATAAACACAAATAAATTGGAAATAAATACTGTTGTAAGACATCTTGAAAACAACACTGAAGAGCACATAATCTACAAATATGCAGACAAAGATTACATGGCCGCTGTAATAAAATACTTTGAAGAAATTGAAAATTACAAAAAGTGTCAAAGTCTCTATTATTTAGTTGACACTTACAATAAACTTCACGGAGAAAATATAAAAACTAAATTGTAGCAAATAAATAGAATTTAATTCGAACCCTTAATTAATTTTAAGGGTTTTTTAACGTCTAAACTTAAAGTTTATTTGTATATTTGGAAAAAACATTAGATAGTGGATATTTATAAAAAAATAGAGCAAGAGCTACAATACGAAGAGTTACAAAAAGAAAATATAAAACTATATACGTTGTCTCACGACATAGGTATAACTTTTTCCAAATTTAAAGCATATTTTCCAGAAGAAGTTTTAGATGAAGATGATTGGATAATGATGTTTGAAGGATGGTGTCACTATTTAAAAAGTGTAAAAGAAAAGTATAGAAATGTAGAAGCCTACAAGAAAGAATTAGACTTAAACCTCGAATAATTAAAAATTCGATTATAACCTCAATTTTAAAGTTTTTTGTATACATCGCAAACCTTAAATTGTAAACAACTTAAATAGATAAAAAATGAATAAATTAAAATCAATTACTCGCTATGTATTGTATATGGTGTTAGGGTGCGTTATTTTATTAGGATGCAACCACCTTGAAGAAGGAACTGTAGTTAATAAACATTATGAACCAATGGAAAAAAACTTGATAATTATGCCTTTAGTTACGAGCAATGGAAAAACTACAACCACGATAATGATGCCTTACCTTGTAACTGATAACGAAGATTACGTTTTGCATATTAAAGGAATTCATAAAGGTGAAGAAGTTACAGAAAAAGTATATACTTCTAAAGGATGCTACGAATCTATGAAAAATGGAGATAAATGGGCTAAAACTCAATATTGTAGTTTTTCTGACAACAATAACACTAAAGAGCGTAGGGACTAATGTACCCTAACGTGTTGAATATGGTGCGTTGTGATTTTGAATAATGACTTTAATTAATAGATATGGAAAAAGATAAAGGAATAACAATTACCAATGTAGATAATCAAAAGTAATGTGATGTGCACGTTGTCACCGATAGTATTTGGTTAATAGAACAAATTTGGCTAGATCACCTAGAAACATTCGGAAAAGAAAAAGATGGCAGTTATTGTGATAGGTGGGAATTTAGCATAGTTAAAAGCCCCTTAAAAGTTGTGTGCTTTAAAAAAGTTGTGTGTGTTTTGAAAAAGTTGTGTGCGGGGGCAACTGCAGACC